TAGTCTCTCAGCTAAATCAGCTACAAAATCTCTAATAATTTCTATCTGATTTTGAGTAATAGCTCTTTCTTCAGTTATGTTATCTTTCAATGAGCTAACTGCATTTTTGGTACTTCTTAATGATTCTATTTGGTTCGTTAAAATCATTAATAAAACATCATTTAATAACTCATTGTCTGCTTCGTGACTTTTTAAAGTTTCTAAAACTTTTTGTAAATCTCTTTCCATTATTCATAGCTCCTAGATACAAATTGTTTAGCTTTTAATTCGTCATAGATAAATTTTCCATTCTCACTTAAAGAGTCATAACTATGACTCATGCTTGGTTGAAACTGTAAGTTTTCTTCTATTCGGCATCTACGGATGTAGTTAGGATGAAACATACCATCATAAAAATCAGTAAACCAAAGATGATAAGCTTCAACAATGTCAAAACGATCAAAATACATAATTAAGAAGTTAGTAAAGGTGAATCAGGTTTAATTAGAATTTTGTATTCCCAACAATCACAAGCTAAAACGCCAAAATCTTTAGCATCATGAAAAGTCATAAATGAGCTACTTATATAAGCGTTCCTATCTGCTGGAACGTCAACAATCCCAAAATCTAAATCATCTTTCCAATAATCCATGAATAGATTTAGCCCTTTAATGTCTTCTTCTTCTAAACCTGAATAGTCCCCGTTGACCAAAGCTGATCCCCAAAAATTAGGTAGATGTAAAGAATGAAATTCCATTAGTGCTTAATCTCCAATGCGATAATTTCTAAGCTATTTTTATTTAAAGATTTATCCCAACATCTATGTAAATGATTAGAACGTGAGAGAATTTCTTCTCCAGCTATATAAGCGAACATATTCGCTATTTTTTCATCAGTTACTTCTGTATTAGTTTCTCCAAAATTATCTTTTTCATAATCTTGGACATACTCAATAGCTCTAAAAGCATGATTACCTAAGAATTGTTGAGCTTGATAATGTCCGATTATAAAATAATCTTCATTAAATAAAGCATTATGAAGTTCCGCTCCGTCAACATCTAAACCAACGCCAGACTCAAGCTGGTCTACTGCGTGGTTCATGACTTCTTCTACCATTGGTTCGGGAAAATCATTCAAGTTCATAATGATGATTGCTAATTGATAACTGTATGATAACCTGATAATGTCAAATTAACAAGTAAAGTGTCAAAACTTAAGCAATTCATTCATGACCACGGAACCGAAGCTTTAAAGTTGGAGCTGGAACGTAAAAAAACATTCATGAATGAAAAACCTGAACGCCTAAAGCCATTCAACTCCTTAGAAGACATTCAACAAGATGATTGGGATTTTCTCCTAAATGAAGAATTGAAAATTAAAAATAAATTTTTATACCAAAAATTGATGCTTACAAGATTTTCAATTTTTGAAAAAATTTCTTGAAAAAATTCTGAAAAATTTTGAAAAATTCTGAAAAAATCAAGCCTAGAAAAATCTAGGCTTTTTTTTTTAATCTGCTCCGATTTGCATTAAAGCTAATTTGTCTTTGATTCTTTCAGGAATTTCTCTAGGAAAAATCTGTGAGAGATAAGGAGCGAAAAATCTACGCCAGAATTTTTTTGTTTTCCTTTTATCTGATAAAAGTCTGTTAAAAAATCCCGTAGGCGTTCCACCCCTAACCTGTAAATGGTCAGAGTAAAGAACATACATTAATTGCAAGATTTGAAATCTTGTTATCTCGATTTCGTGCTCTCCGTCCAGATGCTCGATAACAACCATCTCGCTTTTTGGTTCGTAAACTGTTGAAGTCATTTGTTTATCCTACAAGTGGTAAAAGTTCATCGAAAAAAGTTTGATCTTTTTTTTCTGCTGCTACTCCTTCAAGCCATTGGGTAATGTGCTTTTGTGTCGTCCTACTATGATTTGTGGAAGTTCTCACGTAATCATAATTTGAGAGACGAGCTGCAACCACTGTTTCATAAGATACAAATAAGATTGTGACTCCATCTGATAGATGAACCTCACATTTATTGGCTCCAAGTTGTTTGATTTTGGTACGTGACATAATGAGAAAAAAAGAAAATTAACCCTAGTGACTAGCTAGGGTTTTTAATTAACTTACAACTTTTAAAGTTTCTAAAAATGGAGCTTCCTTGTTGCTTTTTAGGTCTGTAACCTTGCCAGCATAATCAGCACTCCATCCTTCAAAACCTGAAATATCGTAAAAGTGAACTGGCCAAAGAGCGTTCTTTTTAAATTTAAAAAGGTGCTTCCAATCCCTTTTGGTTCGCTTTACTATGATTGAAGCCATTTCTTCAATTGGAGTATCAGACGAACTGTAAAAAGTAGAACCGCCAGAGATAAAAACTATCCCCAAAATCATTTTTTGGGGATTTTCTTTTTTACTCACTTGCTTTGTTCTAACTCTTTCTTGTAATACTCTTCGACCTCTGCAACAGTGCTTTTTATTTGATTTAAAAAAGCTTGTTTCGCTTCGGTCCTGGAGTACTTCAAACTTCCGATAGTTTCAATAAAAGTCCCTTGGAGATGATTGCCTGAGAATTTCATGATCACTTTATTATCAGTCTCACGATCAGTAAGACTAATCTCGTCATGATCTCCAGCATAGCCAGCAAATCTGATTCTCAAATAATCACCAGTTGAAGTGGTAATAATTTGTTCGTGCTTGGTTTGTTGATCCATAATGTGATGTACTTAATGTACTGTTTTTGTTCACGTAGCGAAAGCACTTGTGAGAAGCATAAAAACGCCTCTCTTAGTGTTTAGCCAAGTGTTTTCAAGCTTGGTGACTAGCCAAACCTGAGCGAACGCTCCAACTTTTAGGTTTTCAAGGTTCTTTGTGAGTATAAATACTCAGGAGTGATAAGATTTTTTGTGGATGGTTTTTCTCCATCGAATCTTATATATTAATTATACCATGGTCTTAGAGACTATGCTAGTAACTATATACAATGTAACGTATCAAATTATACGGGGGTGGTGTAGCAATTTATACATATCTATATCACGGCCCGTACAACTTAAATATATATCCGAGACTAAGTTCTACGTGATTATGATAAGTCTTCTTTAGCTTCGACTCTTATGGACAGTTCAGGAGCTTGGATGCTTACGTGTTCAACACTTTCGCCTATAACTTTGCCGATAGAATCTAGAACTTGAGCAGCAGTTTGTAATTGCCCTTTGCGTATAGCTTTTTCATAGAGTCGAAGTCTTGCTGCTTGAAGACGAGCCAACATATTTTCCCTATCTTTTTGCCAATCTTCATTATTCCAAGAATTAACTTGTTTCCAATCGCTCCAACCTGTAGCTACTGAAACACCTTCTTTACTTGCATGATCTAACACAAGTTGTCTAGCTGGTAGACCTTCTAACTGTCTTTTATAAAGTCGTTGTTGTCTAGCCTCCACCAATACTCTAGGACTTTTATTCCCTACAGTTCGTCTAGGCTTCTTTATCTCTGGTACGGGTTCAGCATCAAAGCTGTTAAAACATGAATCGGTCACGGACGCAACTCAAAATAACGGTATTAATAGGATAATAACCTTTTATAAGCATTTTGGAGTAAGAATAGGGGGGTATCTATCAAAATCTCTTAAAACTAATAACGTATGGCTGTAAAAACCGCACCAGAAATAAACTTAAGGTGGGCACAAGGAGAAGTATTCAATAATGAAAAACGCTTCCGAGTATTAGTTGCAGGTCGAAGATTTGGCAAATCATATTTAAGTTGTATCGAACTTCTTCGTGGAGCGATCAATAGTCCAGGCGAGACATTTTTTTATTGTGCTCCGACATATCGAATGGCAAAAGATATTGCATGGAAAGCATTAAAGAAGTTAGTACCAAAAGTATGGATACAGGCCAAGAATGAGACAGATTTGAGACTCGATCTTGTTAATGGATCGTCAATCGAGTTAAAGGGAACTGAAAATGCAATGGCGTTGAGGGGGCGAAGTTTATCAGGTGTTGTATTAGATGAGGCTGCATTTATGGATGCAGAGGTATGGTTTGAAGTTATTAGACCTGCTTTGGCTGATAAACAGGGTTGGGCATTATTCATTAGTACACCTGATGGAACAGCTAGTTGGTTTTATGATTTATGGTGTTATTGCAAGGAAGATCCTACTGAGGAGTGGAAAAGGTGGTGTTATACAACAATTGAGGGGGGAAACGTACCAAAAGAAGAAGTTGAAGCAGCGAGAGCACAATTAGACGAAAGAACATTTAGGCAAGAATTTGAAGCAAGTTTCGAGAATTTAACTGGATTAGTTGCAATTAGTTTTGGTGATGACAATATTTCAACGATTGCAGAAGACATAAGTATTGCGCCATTGTTGTTAGGAGTTGACTTTAACGTAGATCCAATGTCAGGGATATGTGCAGTAAAAAAGGACGATACTTTATATGTATTTGACGAGATTGTTATGACTGGAGGAGCCACAACATGGGATTTTGCCGAAGAGGTTACACGTCGTTACGGAATAGATAGAAGGGTTATAGCCTGTCCTGACCCTACTGGAGGAGCACGTAAGACATCTGGTGTTGGAGCGACAGATCACAGCATATTGAGGAGAAGTGGATTTAATGTATCTGCACCAAGAGCACCGTGGAAAATTCGAGATAAAATTACAGCAGTTAATACAGCATTATTTGATGCAAATAGTGTTAGAAGAACATTTATTCATCCAAGATGCAAAGAATTAATTAAGTCATTAAGGACGTTAACTTATGCCCCCAACACAGGTTTACCGAATAAAAATCTTGGTGTTGATCACGCTTTTGATGCTTTCGGGTATTTATGTTTACAACAATTTAATTTAGCCAAACCAGAAACCCTTGGGCAGACAGGTTACAGGATCTATTGAGTCATTTAGACTGTTAGCAATGTTAAGTGTTTTAAAAGTTAGATGACATACTCGATGCCTGGGGCACTTCGTACAAATGTTGTTAGTCAAACCTATTTAGGTGGGGGTGATAATCCATTTTCTAAAACAAGAGCAGTTTTAGACATGACAAAATCGTGGGAAATAATGAAAGCAGTTAGTTTAGGGACTGAATATTTACGAGAAAATTCCGAAGCGTTTTTACCGTTAGAGCCAAGAGAAGATTATGACGCATATTTATCAAGAGTTAACCGTGCTGTATTTTCTCCTTACACCCAAAGATTAGTTAGAGCTGCAACAGGATTAATTCTTCGTAAACCGATTACTGTGATTGGTGATCCATATTGGACTGATGTTTTTGTTAAGGATGTTGATGGATGTGGATCGGACTTAGATGAGTATGCAAGAAGATTATTAATTTGTGCTTTAACTTATGGTCATAGCAATACCCTTGTTGATTTCCCTGCACCAACAGGTGCAAGAAGTCTTGCAGAAGAAAGGAATCAGAATCGTAGACCTTATTGGATCGAAGTTGATCCAGCAAATATTTATGGTTGGAGGCTAGATCGAGAGGTTAATTATGGAAAATTGATA